ATGCTAATGAAAAACTTAGCACAAGAGTTTGAGAATGTAGGTTTTGATGAAGGCCCAGCTAATGCAGGTGAACCCCAAATACAACCTGCTGAGATGGCTGCTAAACATTTAGAAAAATTACTACATGATCAGCTAGAAGAATCTAATGCTATTACAGTATTAAGACATGTGTTCTTTGAGCAGTGCTTATTAGGTACAGGTATATTAAAAGGCCCATTTAGTTTTGATCATACTTATCATGCATTTGATACAGCTGAAGATGAACAAGGTAATGTAACTAATATACATGTTAAAAAAATTAAAACAGTGCCTAAAGTAGAAGCAGTATCATGTTGGGATTTTTATCCAGATCCTAATGCTACAAGTATAGATGATTGTGATTATGTAATTCAAAGACATTCTTTAAATAGACAGCAGTTTTCTGATTTAAGAAAGATGCCTTACTTTGATGAAACAGCTATTGATATGTGTTTAGAAGAAGGCCCTAACTATCAAGTTAGAGGATATGAATCTTCTTTATACAACAGAGAAACTGTAGAAACTATTTATAAAAATAGATTTGAAGTATTAGAGTATTGGGGTGTTGTTACAAAAGAAATGGCAGAAGAATGTGGCATTGAAAGTGATAAAGATGTAATCAATGTTAATGTTTGGATATGTGGTGGTAAAGTTTTAAGAATGGTAGAGAATCCATTTGAACCAACTAGACTACCATTTATGGTTTGCCCATACGAATTAAATCCATATCAATTTTTTGGTGTAGGTGTACCAGAGAACATGGAAGACTCACAACAAATTATGAATGGCCATGCAAGAATGGCTATTGATAATTTAGCATTGGCAGGTAACTTAGTATTTGATGTTGATGAAACACAACTAGTGCCTGGACAAGATATGAAAATATTTCCTGGTAAAATATTTAGAAGACAAAGTGGTCAACCAGGAACATCTATAAATGCAATTAAGTTTCCTAATAGTACGCAGGAAAACATGATGATGTTTGATAGATTTAGACAGTTAGCTGATGAAGCAACTGGTATTCCATCATACTCACATGGTGCTACAGGAATACAATCTACAACTAGAACTGCCGCTGGTATGTCAATGTTGATGGGTGCTGCAGCTTTAAGTATTAAAACTGTAATTAAAAATATAGATGATTATTTATTAAAGCCCCTAGGTGAAAACTTATTTCACTGGAATATGCAATTCAATGCAGACATTCCAATCATTAAAGGTGATCTTGAAATTAAAGCAAGAGGTACATCTTCATTGATGCAGAAAGAAGTTAGATCACAAAGACTAATGACATTTATGCAAACAGCAGCTAATCCTGCTCTAGCACCTTTTGTTAGATGGCATACATGTTTAAGAGAAATAGCAAAAGCATTAGATATTGATCCTGATCAACTAATTAATGATCCAGAGAAAGCAGCTATCTATGCACAAATAATGGGAATGGCAAATGGAAATCAAAACAATAAGACCCCTGCTGGAGAACAAGATCCTATGGCAACAGTTGGAAAAGCACCTGCTGGAGCTTCAATCACAGATCCAACAGGAAATGGAGGTGGCAACATCGGAGTCGGCAATATTCCGATGCCAGGGGAAGCTGGTTTTGCTTCGCCAATTGATCAATCTTCCAACAGCGAACCAACGCAGTAAAGAGAGTGACTAGTGGCAGTACAATTTAGTTTATCATATGATGCAAATGGAGATCCAGTATTAGTAGAAAATACTGTTACTGGAACTAGAAAAGTTGTATCTAGATCTTCAGTAGTAAGTCCATATAAATCTAGATTTGAAGCACCTGCAAGTAGTGACCCTATAACTGATGCAGAAGAGAATCAACCTGAAAGTAATCAGAGTGCAATATATGATTACATAAAAGAAATGGAAAGTGGTGCAGCTGATGATTTAAATTTATCATTTGTAGAAAAACAAAATTTAGAAAGATATACACCAGAAGCTATAGAGGCTAGAAGTAAAGAGAAAACTTCTGGTCAAAAAGTTGTAGAGACAGTTTTAAAAGCATTAGTGCCTTATGGTAACGCAGCTACTGCAGCAGTAAAAGCATTAAGTGCTATATTACCAGAAGAGAGTGAAGAAATAAAAGCTATTAAACAATTTTATGCAGATCCAGAACAACAAGCATTAGTTGAAAGTATACCTGGTATGTCAAATTATAATTTAGTATATGGTAATCCATTAGATCCTAGTTATGGTTTAGCTAATGCTGCACAAAAAAGAATTAATACTATAGACAAAACTTTACAGAGACAAGTAGATAAAGGATTAGATCCTTCTCAAACATTAATAGAAAGAAAGAAAAAATTAGAAGAATTAATTCAAAAAGAAAATGATCAGAGAGGTGAGATTACTAGAAAAACTACAGGTGCAGTAGGTGCTCAATTTAAAGAAACAGGTTATGCTGATCCTGGTGCAGATGCAGAAGAGAATCAACCTTATTCACCGCCATCTAATAATAATGATAGTGGTAATCAAGGTAGTAGTCAAAACTATGGATCTAACATCACTGGCAGTGTAAGTGCAGGAGGAACGGATGACACAGCAGGTAGTCCGTTTTAATTATGGCAATAGATTATAAAGGACAACCAATAACAGATCAAACAGCATTTACCACTACAGGTATAATGAATAGAAAACCTGAACGTGTTAAACCTTTAAAGATGCCAGCTCTTAAAAAACCAACACCTGAAATAAAAAGAGAACGATTACCAGAACAACAATTACCACAAGTAAATTTAGAGAATTTGAGAGATACGGATAAGCAAGTATTAAATATGCATTTAACTCCATCTCTTAAAAATGTATTCAACAGAATATTTGGACAGGATATGTTTCCTCAATTTGGCATTAGCGAAAATACAGTAAGCGTACCTGCAAGTATCATTGTTGAAAGATTTGGATCAGTTGATAATTTTAAAAACATGATTCAAAAAACAAGTAATAATAATAACGTGCCACCTAGTCAAGGTTTAATGACTAGCCCACAAACTATTAAAACAGTTTAGAGCTACCCTTATCCATAAGGCACTCAACCAATAGGTAAAAAATAATGGAAAAAAAAGAAAAGGTTTCTGAAGAAACTAAAACAATATTATCTAAAGCAAATCCTTATAGTAAAGACTACGGAGATTCCGAAGATCCAGAAACTGAAGCATTTGCAAAAGGTGAATTGTCAAAGTTTCACAGAAAACAAAAAGAAGAAGCAGAAGCAGCAACCGAACAGAAGGACACCTATGCGTCTGAAGAGACTGCAGAACAATCAGATAAAGAGGCTACTCCTGTCGCTGAACGCCCTGTGAACGCTGAAGATCGTGCTTTTAAGAAACGATATGACGATTTGAAAAAGCACTATGATTCTACAATAAACAAGCATAAAGAAGAACTTTCATCTTTGCGTGATCAATTAGAATCTAATACAAAGCAATTTACACCCCCTAAATCAAAAGAAGAATTAGAGGCGTGGAGAAAAGAGTACCCTGATGTTTATTCTATGGTAGAAACTATAGCAATGAATAAGGCAACTACTCAATCTGCAGAGTTAGAAAATAAATTTAAAAATTTACAAGTACAACAAGAGCAAATTGCAAAAGAAAAAGCTGAAGTAGAACTTTTAAAACTTCATCCAGACTTTACAGAAATTCGTTCTAAAGATGATTTTCATAGTTGGGCTGAAGAACAAGATCCTACTATTCAAGGTTGGTTGTATGAAAATACATCTAACGCTAAGTTAGCTGCAAGAGCTATTGATCTATATAAAATGGATCGTGGCATGAGCAAACTAACTAAATCAGAAGAGAAGGATGTTAAAAAAGAAGCTGCTAAAGCAATTTCTAAAACTAGAAAAGCAACAGATTCTGAAACACCAAAGAAAAAAATTTGGACAACAAGTGAAATATCTAAACTAAAACCTCATGAATTTGAGAAATTAGAAAAAGAAATTGATCTTGCTCGTTTAGAAGGTAGAATTGAACAACGTTAAACAATTAAACTAACTAACAATTAAGGAGGGTACAACCATGGCTTTTGGAAGTGCTGGTGGATATTCGAACTTA